CCTCGTCAAAGGCCAGACGGCGTACAGCGAGGACACCGATGGCGAGACTGAATCGCACGTCGAGGGCCGGGTCACCGACAGCGGAATCAAGCGGTACCGGCCGATGCTCATCGTGGCCGAGGCAGACGGCAGCACCAACAGCGCGCTCGAACGAGCAACCTGGGAGGCGAACACCCGCCTCGGCAAGTCGGCGACCGCGCAGATAACCGTGCAGGGCTGGCGCCAGGTGCCGGGCGGCGAACTGTGGCTGCCGAACATGCTGGTCTACGTGCGGTCGCCATGGCTGCGCATGGACGGCGAGATGCTGATCCGTCAGGTGACGTTCAACCGCGACGGCGCGGATGGCAGCGAGGGCACCACCTGCCAGCTCGATATCTGCAGCCCGCAGGCCTACGCACCGGAACCGCCGGACAGCAAGAAGAATGGCGCCAAGAAGGGCAAGAAGGGAAAGAACGGCGGCCGCAACATTTGGGCCGAGGCGATCGGCGAGGAGGATCCACCGGAATGAACCAAGTAGCCCGCACCCTCAAGCAGGTGCAGCAGCGCGTGATGATGGCGATTGCCCGCGGCGTCGTGAAGGCGATCAGCGACGGTGGCAAGCGCCAGACGGTGCAGGTCGAGCTGCTCAAGGACGAGCTGCGAGACGGCGTGGAGCGCATGCAGAACTACGGCCTCACCTCGCACCCGCACCCGGGAGGCGACGCGGCCGTCGTGTTCGTCAACGGCAACCGCGAGCAGGGCATCGTGCTGGCATTCGAGAACAGGCAGTACCGCGTGGTCGGCCTACAGCAGGGGGAAGTGTGCCTCTATGATGATTTGGGTAATCGCGTGAGCCTGCTGCGCGAGATGGTGAAAATTGAGGCCGTCCAGCATTTAGAGGCGATCGCGCCTACCATGAAAATCGTGTCCGCTGTTACTATTGAGGGCAGCCTAACGGTGGATGGGCCGAGCACGTTAACTGGCGACATCGAGACCACTGGCACCATCACGAACAACGGCAAGAACATCGGCAGCACTCACCGCCACGGCGGCGGACCGGTACCAGACTGAGGACTGAAAATGGCAGACATCGCGCTGGTGATGGGGGAATACGGCGGCGACATCGTCATCGACGGCCTCGACCTTGCTCGCGACGACGGCCTCGAGACGTCGGTCGTCATCAGCCTGTTTACTGACCGACGAGCGACCCCCGACCTGATCCCCGCCGAGCTGCCGAAGGATGACCTGCGCGGCTACTGGGGCGACCTTGGCAACGAGCCGGGCGATCAGACAGGATCGCTGCTGTGGCTGCTCAAGCGCGAAAAACAGGTCGCCACCACACTCTCCAGGGCACGCCAGTATTGTCGCGACGCGTTGAAGTGGATGATCGACGACAAGGTATCGCCGCGCATTGAGGTCGCGACCAGCTACATCGCCACCGGATGGATGCTGATCGCGATCGATATCTACCGTCCCAACGGCGAACTAGTTCGCTACCGGTACAACTACGAATGGGCGGCTCAGGCCGCTAAGAGGGTGGCCTAATGCCGTTCGCGCGTCCCAGCCTGACGGAAATCATCGACCGCGTTATCGCGGACATCAGCAACCGGATCAGCGGCGTCGACAGTTCCGTCATGCGTCGTTCGCTGCTGGGCATCCTGGGCCGGGCAGAGGGCGGTGTCGCCCACCTGCTGTACGGTTACATCGACTGGGTAGCCCGCCAGGTAATCCCCGATACCGCGGAAAGCGAGTACCTCGAGCGCTGGGCGGCCATCTGGGCAATCACCCGCAAGCCGGCCGACTTCGCCGCCGGGTCTGTGACGTTCCCGGGCACCAACGGCAGCGTCATCCCCGCCGGGACCGTTGTGCAGCGCCAAGACGGCCTCCAGTACGAGGTGCTGACAGGCGCGACCATAGCATCGGGAACCGCCACCGTCAGCGTGCAGGCCCTGCTCGCCGGCGTCGATAGCAACCTGGCGGCCGGAAGCCGCGTAACCCTGCTGTCGCCGATCGCAGGCGTCCAAACGAATGGCACCGTCGCGGCAGGTGGCATCGCTGACGGCGTGGACGTGGAGAGCGACGACCGACTGCGCGAACGCCTGCTGCAGCGCATCCAGAACCCACCCCAGGGCGGCGCCACAGCAGACTATGTCCTGTGGGCGCTGGAAGTGCCTGGCGTTACCCGAGTGTGGGTCTACCCCATGCAGATGGGGGCTGGCACGGTGACCGTGCTGTTCGCCACCGACGACGACCCAGGCGGAATGATCCCAGACGCGGCCAAGGTCGCGGAAGTGCAGGCCCATATCGACGAGCTGCGCCCGGTGACCGCAGAGGTGTTCGTCGGCGCCCCGATTGCCGCCCCGATTAACCCGAGCATCGCCATCAGGCCGAACACCGCCGAAGTGCAGGCCGCGGTGATCGCAGAACTTGAGGACCTGCTGACGCGAGACGCCGTTCCAGGCGGAACCATCCTGATCAGCCGCATGCGCGAGGCGGTCAGTATCGCCGCCGGCGAGGAGAACAACGCGTTCATCTCGCCGACCGCCGACGTCACCAACGCCACCGGACACATCGCGACCCTCGGCACCGTCACCTTCTCCGGCCTGGGGACCTGACGCATGGCCAGGACAGCCGATGATTACAAGCAGCTGCTAAAGTCGCTGCTGCCGCCCGGCGAGGCATTCCCGCGCGACGTCGGGACGAACCTCGACGACCTGCTAGCGGCACTGGCCGAGGAGTGGGCCCGCATCGATGCCCGTGGCGACCAGCTGATCGTCGACGGCCTGCCGGCCACATCGAGCGAGCTGCTTTCGGATTGGGAGCGCGTGCTGGGGCTGCCGGACAAATGCGCCGGTACGCTTGAGACAACCATGCAGGGCCGTCGCAACGCAGCCGTATCGAAACTGACCAGCACCGGCGGCCAGTCGAAGGCGTACTTTATCGCCGTTGCCAAGGCCCTGGGCTACGAGATCACGATCAGCGAGTTTCGTCCGTTCCGCGCCGGGCTATCGCAGGCAGGCGACCCGCTCACGAACGGTGACTGGGTGTACACTTGGCGTGTCAATGCGCCCGAGACGACGATCATCGATTTTCGGGCTGGGCGATCCTCTGCCGGCGAGCCGCTGCGAACCTGGGGCAACGACACCCTGGAGTGCAAGATCAATCAGCTCAAGCCTGCCCACACGATCACGCTGTTCGGCTACGGCGCGCTGGAGGCAGAAGACCAATTCATGGCGGCCGACCGGCTGTTCTTCGCCGCCAACTACGTGATCCCTGGAGACTTGGAGACTTTATGAGCGACCCCGCAGACATCAATGACAGGCTCGAAGCCGCGGCGATAAAGGCCGAAGGAGCAAGCGAGATCATGCGCAGGGTGGCGAATGACCCGGCGGGCACCACCATACCTACCGAGTCGGGCGGCCTCCCTTCTATCGCCGAATGGTTCGAGCAGATTGGTGGCGGCATCGATACTGTGCCTGCGCGCGTTGACGCTCTTGAAGAGAGTGTCGCGCCTTTGACCGGGCCCAATAGTGCTGATGCCATTCAAAATGACGGATTGCCAATTTCCCAGACGCTTGACCGTGCAGGGGTGGAGAACGAATTTGCCTGGAGCAACGTAAAGCAGAACGAAGAGGACTATGCGCTTCTCGGTGCAAGCCTCGGCCCTGACATGGGAACTATTACCCGTGTTAATTTTGATTCTGCTGGAGTCCACGGGGCAGGCACCGTAGCCACCATGACCGGACCGGTTCCAGGGCCTGATCTGTTTGGGCATTACCTAGTCGAAATGCGCATAAGGACAACCGCCAGGGGGAGCGTAAACATAAAGCTCGGTGGGATTTCCCTGTGGCCAGACCACCCAGATGGCTACCCCTTCGTGGTGGGCGGGGTCACTACGAACGGCATTGAGAACAATCGCCCAATTGACGACGAAACCTATCAATTCGTTTATTTCACCTCCGGAACAAATTTCAGCGAAATCGTAGTATCCACCGATACTTCCTGGGCTGGCCAGCTGTATTACGTGAAGGTTTTCCCGGTTGTCCGGCCAACCAAGTTCTCGGTTGCCGGCATGGCCACAGGCGCAAACGGCCCGCATGCTCCGGCTGGCTTAAAGACGGGCGCCTATCTGAGTAATGACCTCGCCCTGGGCGATCCGAGGACTCTCGGCGTAAAGATGGACGATGGCAATCCGCTACCTGGTGCGCACAACCTGGCAGAAGGCGCCAACGTTCTGGCCAGCTGCTTATTTGGCGACCAGAATAGGGGCTCCGGCCCTTATGCGTTAATGTACAACAACACCAGCAACAACGACGCAAGCGGATATTCCGCACTGAAGATGAACACCAAGGGCCGAGAGAATACAGCTAACGGCTACAAATCCTTAACTTCTAACACCGTTGGCAGCCGATTAACCGCTTCAGGATTCCATTCCCTTTGGTTGCATATCGCCGGTGACTATTGCTCGGCAGGCGGATGGTGCGCGGGTCAGAATGACATTTATGGTTCGGCCAACAGCTACTGGGGCGCCAACTCTGGAGCCATGAACTCAGGCGGCACAAGCTGCACGTACACTGGCGCATTTGCTGGATACGGCACGGGTGTTGCTGTCGCCAACTACAACAATATCACCTGTACCGGTGCTGAATCCTGGGTGTATGGGGACGGCGGAACCGCTACCGGGGTGCAGGCTCGCATTGGAACTGCAGGCTCACCAGTTTTGAACGGCACGGCCAACGGATATCAGGCACGGGTTCTTTCCGACCTTGGGACGGCGAACGGCTACATGGCGCTGGCCCAAGGCGTGCGCAGTACCGCGAACGGTGAGGAATCAAAGGCTATTGGGCAACAGAGTGTCGCTGACGGTGCGCTGGCTGAGGCTAACGGAGACTACACCGTATCTAGTGGCGCCCAGGCAGGAGTCGGTAACACGGGTACTCGCAATACCTTTACTGGGCCAAGCGCCGGGGCGATGGCTAACAACTATTCGAATGTTAGCTGTGTCGGCAGTTTCTCCGTCACCACGGGGAGCAACCAGGTTCAGCTCGGCGATTCGGCCACCACCACCTATGTCTATGGCACTGTGCAGAACCGCTCAGACGCCAGAGATAAGGCCGATATAGAAGACACTGAATTAGGTATCGAGTTTATCCAAGGGCTGCGGGCCGTTCAGGGCAGATGGGATATACGAGAGGACTACCGCGACCGGAACGAGGATGGCACGTTCACTGAGTTGGAGCGGGACGGGAGCAGAAAACGCACCCGGCTCCACCAGTGGTTCATCGCGCAAGAAGTGGCCGAGCTGTGCGAACGGCTGGGCGTTGACTTCGGCGGCCTGCAGCATCACGCCCATAATGGCGGTGACGATGTCTTTTCCCTGGGGTACGATGAGTTCATTCCGCCAATCGTCAAGTCATTGCAGCAATGCTGGTCGCGCCTGGACGACCTCGAGGCGAGAATCGCCGCACTCGAGACGAAAGACACCAACTCTTAAGGGGCCACTTATGTACCGAATTGATGTTCCGTCCGCGACCCCGGACCATATGTTCACCGATGGCAGCCCAGCAGGCGGTGTGCCGGCCACGACCGTGCCCGCGGACTGGCTGAACGAGATCCAAGAGGAGCTGATGAGCATCCTCACGGCCGCTGGCGTCACGCCTGTGAAGGGTGATCGCGATCAGGTGCTTACGGCTCTGGGCAAAGCTCTGGGCACTCTTCCAGAGTTCGCCTGGTCCGATGGTGAAAACGGCTATGAGAAATCCCCTTCTGGGGCAATTCGCCAGTTTGGACAGACCAATATCCCAGGGGGCGCTGGCGGCGTGATCATAACAATGCCAATTCCATTCCAGGTTGCTGGGCGCAGCATGCAATTTCTTTGGAGGCAGAGCGGGCAAAATCCAACAAACGTGACATTCATGGGCCAGTGGATTTCAACTACGCAATTCCAAGTATGGGCTAGCGCTGCGAGTGGTACGTTCGGAGTCTACTGGGAAGCTGTAGGTCGCTGACAATACAAAAAGTCAACCCTAAGATCCCTGAATACCCCGCCAAGTGCGGGGTTTTTACTATCTGCCCCAGGTAAGCAAACAACCAAGAGGGCAGCACAATGCACCGTATCGACGGCCCAGGGGCCACCACCGAAAACCTGTTCACTGAAGGCGATCCGATCAATGGCGTGCCGGCCACCACGGTCACCGGCGCATGGCTCAACGCCGTGCAGGAAGAAATCGCGAACGCGGTCGAGGAATCCGGCCTGGTGCTGGACAAACCGACCAACGACCAGCTCGCCCAGGCGATCAACATCATCGCCGCCCGCCACACCGGGTGGAACACCGGCGATGTGAAGCTGACGCTCAAGGGAACCGCCGACGCCGGCTGGATCCTGGCCAACGACGGCACCATCGGAAAGACCGGGAGCGCGGCCACCGCGCGCGCCAACGACGACTGCGAGGCGCTGTACACGCTGATCTGGAACGGGGTGAACAACACGCACGCGCCGGTGACTGGTGGCCGCGGTGCGAGTGCCGCTGCTGACTGGGCTGCTGGTAAACCGATCGCGCTGACCAAGATGCTCGGCCGATCCCTGGCCGTCGCCGGCAGCGGATCCAGCCTGACCGCCCGCCTGCTCGGCGAGGCACTGGGCGCCGAGACGCACACGCTGACGCCCGCGCAGATGCCAGTGCACGCACACGGCATCAACGACCCGACCCACGCGCACAGCGTCTACGACCCGACGCACACTCACGGCGTGTATGACCCTGGTCACTCCCACAGCTACAACCGAGTGTTCACGTCGAACGGCCAGGGCTCCGACATCGGTACCGCGAACAACCACGCTGCGACGACCACCGGAGCCAGCGCAACCGGTATCAGCCTGTACGGCGCCGGCACCGGGATCGGCATCTACGCCGCTGCCACGGGCATCAGCATCCAGAGCGCAGGCGGCGGCGCTGCACACAACATCATGCAGCCGACGAGCTACCTGAACGTAATGATCAAACTCTGATCTACTGTTCTGCACCAGCAACTCAC